ATTTATATCCGATCAACCCAACAACCGGCTGACCGTCAACGCCAGTTGTTACCGCATCCCACACAAACGTAATTGTATCAGCGTACGTGCGGAGTGGCGCTAGGAGTAGCAGAGCAAGTAAGATTTTTTTCATAAATTCCTTTTCCTTTTATTGTAACTTTATCTGTTTTTACACTCTCGATGTTTTTATTATTAATAGATGCAATCTGCACATAGAAACAATCATTGTCCCCAACTAAAAACGGCCATTTAACCACGGTCTGATTTATTGCAAGAATCGGAAACACACTATAGGCGGAATTTTTGCGAGGATTATCAGAGGTAATGTAAATAGCGTACCCCTTGAGATCTGTCAGAGGAGATCCGTCAGTATTTATCAATGGGCGCTTCCACTCCGTCCACACTACCTCACCCCTCACCATGCCCATGCAACAACACGCCGCGATTGCGATAAGTATTCTGATCATTTTAAAATGGAGAGGTTTCCTCTCACTAGTATGCTCAACTCCATTACATACGATTCTAATTTTTGTACTCTCGCCTCTAGGCTCAACGCTCTCTTCTTTGTAGCTCTTAAATTACGTACTGTAAGATCTTGAGAGTTTTTCTTCTTTACCACTTTCTTATACACTTTTTTATCCTCTCACTTGTTTGGTTAGAGTAGCGGATTTTCGTCATCCTCTCAGTTCGCGCTAATGCATCGGCGTGCATGAGAGTGTTCGAATCCTCATGCTCTCCGCCCACTAAGTGCCCTAGCTCGTGTAAAAACGCGACAAGGGAATGTTCGAACCGTGGAGCTCCGTAGTTATTAAACATCTCGGCGGTTGAGTACGCGGTGCCGTTTTTCTTACATACGCCCTCTGAGTATCCCGCCATCCAGTATAGGCCGCCGTCCTCAAACGGTGGAGTGATTGCATAATTAACATCCGCCCCCACACCGCGCCTACTAAACCATCCGTCCCACAGCCGCAAAAGTCGCAGTCTTTTAGATAGTCTCTTCTGCTCCTTGGGAAATGGATTAGAGATTATCCGGTATTTTTTTAGTACGAGAGGCTCTCCCATCTGCAGCGTAAATTGCATATTCGCGGCATTAAATAAATTATCTGCCTCTTCCCTTGTTAGGCTATTAGGTCCCTGTGCTACGACAAGGTTTACAGAGATCTCCGCGTTCGCTCTGTCAATAAAAAAGAATGCCGTTAAGATTATCAGCACCCACAAGATTACTGATAGCGTGGTTCCGAGAAAGATCGTCTTTAGATTCATGTGGTCCCCTTTGTTAGGATGTCATTCCTGGTATTTTAACATGCCCTGAGCTGAGCAGATAAACTATTATCGCTAACAGGCCGAAGATGACAGTCCCTAATATTCCAAACATCGCCATAGCCGTTTTCGTCTGCAAGTGGTCCTTCCCCGTAGCCGCGTGCATTAAGTGCTCCTTAATGTCCTCAAGGACCTTTAATTTAGAGAGGTGCGGCAAGTGCTCCACCATAACCCTAATAGCCAGGTGCATTTCCGACACTTTGGTATACGCGTCTTTCCAGTTATTTCTTATCGCACAGCGCCCTTCCCCACTCTGCTGTCCCTCTTCCATTTTAATGGATCCTATCTTGATTATGAATATTTGTGACTCTCTCAAGCTGACTGATCATGCCATCCATCTCTGGGCTTGTTGATGGGGGCTTAGCTTCCGCAGGATCAAAATCTAGGGAAGCGCTAACGTCCGCTAAGTCAAAACTAGGAGCTGGTTGCGCCGGAGCAATGGCGCTAGGGGTAGGGTTCACCACGGCCTTATTCTGCCATCCTTGGCTAATAATTAACGCCCTTTCAGAGGGAGATTTATTAAGTGCCTCTTTAAATGCAAAGTCCTTTTCTAACGGGTTAACCCATTCACCGTTGATAATGTTGTAGTTATTAGGTCCGGGCTCTGCGTTAAAAGGGTCATTCGTTACTACCTGCTTGTGTAGCTCTATTTGAGCAGGCTCGGGAAGAATATTAAACGTTTGAGGAGGAACGCCTGTTTTTATGGCGATAGCAAGCTTTGCCATGGAATCGTTCTTAACTGCTGACCAGTCTCTGGGCATCTTCTTAGGCTGAGGCTGCATCCCTGTCATATTCGCCAGATCGCTAGTCGCCGCCGTCGTACTAGCCATTACTGGACCAGTGGTATTTTTAGCAAAGTTTAGTGTGTTCGCCACCCCTTGTGCCGAGCTAGAGATAGCTCCTCTTACCCCTGGCTGATTTAGCTCTTCCGAGGCTATGTCCCCTATTGCACTACGTAGTCCAAAGTCTCCCCCCTCCTTTAATGCCTCCGCCGCCGCCACATTCTTTGAGTTTTGGAGAGTTGGTATAATAGACAGGTGTTGTTGTTGTAACCGCCCTAATTGCGCTAACTGTTCCCCAGCTCCAGGTCCTAATAATTCAGACGCCGTATTTTGAATCTGTTTATTAAGATCGTACTGCATAACCCTAGCGAGTACTTTCTCATTACTAGATGCCGTCCCCGTGTACCCCTTATTCTGGAGCGCCTGCTTTACTTTGTAGAGAGACCCAATAGTTCCGTCAGAATTCTTATTAATTTCAGAGATAAGCCGGGAGAACTCTTCCTTTAATCCAGCATCATAAGGGTGTTCAGTTAAAAACTTTTGCGCCTCCGTGAAGGTTGGGATAACCACGTCTTTTTGCGCGGCCCCAGCAGCGTCTAGAATAGAAGTCGCCTCAGCGCTCGCCGTATCTATTACCTGTCTATTTCTCGCTTGCAGAAGGTTAGGAGTATTCTCCGCCGCGTTTTGGCTAAACACCCCATTCTGTTTTGCCACCGCTACGGAGTCCACAAGGTTCGGTTCATCCATTGGACCGGAAGGGGAATATTTTTCAGCCTTCGCTAACGCCCCTTTCCCGATTCCAAGGTCTGCAATCGCCTGTTCCTCGGGAGCTAAGGGAGCAGCTTTTTGAGAGAACTTCCCAAAGAATCCCCCTATTTTCCCTATACCCTCTCCAACCACACCTAGGGCACCACCCCCAACCGCGCCAAGGGCGAGGCCGAGAGCCCCTTGCTTGAACCTATTCTCTGTCCCCTCTGCGTTCCCAAAGTTGTAAGCGCCCTCCAGCTCTCCACCAAGTAGAGCCGTCTTCCCTATCCTTCCTAGGGTCGTCGCTCCTTGTAAGGCGGGGCCCACTGGGAGAGCTGCCCCGCTAGCAATGTCTACCCCTAAAGATGCGATAGGGGCGGTCTCATGTGCTGCTTGTTGATAACCTCGAATCTCTCCTAGATTTTTGTCGTACGCATCTCCAAATGAGGCCCCGGTTCCGCCAAGAAAGCCGGGCAACATTTCGCTCGCCGCTGCTCCTCCTGCAATAATCTCGTCTCCTAGTCCAAAGGGAACGATCTTGGATAGTCCTCCAGTGGCAAGGCGCGCATTTTGTATAAGGGGAGAATCCCCAGCTCCAAGAAGAGTATCTACGTTAGACGGTTGCGGTTGATAGGAATCATAGGCGGCAGCTAATTCTTCGGGCGTGTAAGCGGTAGCTTGCTGCTCGGGCGTGGAAGCGGTTTTTGCATACTCATCATAGGCGGCAGCTAATTCTTCGGGGGTGTATGGCATTTAGCCTCCTGATAATCGTTTCGTATAGTTTTCTCTGCTCTCTCCTTCCATAGGGGGAGGGGGAGGAGGCCGGTTGCCTGACGACTGGACTCCTGGAAGAGTTGGCCCGCCCATCCCTAAGTCTGTCCCGGGTAGCCGGTACCCGTAAATAGGAAGTTTTCTTTTAACCCCCTCTTCTGCTATTCGCTCTAGGTCGTCGATCTTTTGTAGAGCATCTTGCCCTTCCAATTCAGCTTGAAGGTAATTAACAAAATCTCCATTACTTATGCTAGCGATATTGGGAAGATTCTGTTTTACAAGCCGCTCTTCCAGAACCGTGAAACTCGCCCCCATTCCCTCTTGGTTTTTTATTGCGACCACCGCCCTAGCTAAAGCGGATTTTTTTTCTGCTATTGTCGCATTAGGGTTAGTAAATGCGGTTTTTAGCTCGGGAACTACGATGTCTTTTATCTGCGTATAGCTGACTAATAGTTCTTGTGCTCGTTTCTGACTATTCGAGTTGGGTTGCTGCCCTGGGATAGTTTCCAGTATTGGGAGAATCCCCTGCTCGTCGTACTTCTTTGTATTGAGCATTACGGATTTATTGTAAGTTGCAGAGCGTGCTATTTGCGCCGCCTCCCTCTGTGCCTCTGGGGATAGTGCGCTTAATACCTCCGCAGTCAGATTCCCCGAGGCGGCTTGATCGAATGCGGCCTTTTTCACTGGGTCTGACAATTCCTCCATTAACCGATTGTCCGCCGTTGGTCTAGCGTTAAGCTCATTTAACCTATTAGCGGACCTTGCACCCTCGATTCGCATTTGGGATGCCTCATCTAGTGGTCGAGCACGATCTCTCTCGTCCGCCGCTAACCCCGCTAGAGAAGTGCTTCCAATCTGTCCTTCAAGTCTCGCGCTTTTTTGAGCCTCTATAGAGGCCTGCTTTTGCATTACATCGGCTCTTGCTGCCTGAGCCTCATCCAACCCCTGTAAGTAGCTCCCTGAGCCTTCCAGCCCTATCTGAGTGCCAGCTAGGCCCCCCGCGTATGCTCCGCTGCCCCCAGCGAGTTTCTTATACTCATCAAAGTTTTGAAAGTGCATAGACCCTGCTGGTCCAAGGTCCGGGGTTCCTACAGACTTTCCGATCAGGTACCCGCCAAGAGAAGGAATAGCCGCCAACAAAGATGCTGCAATACCCTGTGTAGGGGTCACCTCTGCTGACCGTTGCATTGACTGTTTTAGCAGGTCCATGGCGTTAGTTTCTGAATCAGCCTGCTGCCTAGATAGTGCTAGCGCCTGGTTTTTGTAACCTCCGGGAAGGCTATTAAAATCATAGTCGGTATCATCATTAAATGGATCTGCCATTACCTTCTCCTCCCCGAAACAGCTATGGCGCGTTCTTGTAGTCTATCGGCCACCTTTTGCTGTGCCTTACTTATGCCCTCGGCCCCTGTCCCTGTTACAACCCCGATACGTGCCGCAACCTCGGCGTTCCTCTGTCCAAGGTTTGTTTTCTCCCTATCAAACTGCTCTTGTCGTTGACGACTAGCCTCATCTGCGAATCCTTTAGATGCATCGGCCTGCCTCCCATACTCTTCTTGATTAAGACCACGCCCATAATCCCCGTATTCCCCGAGGCGCCGTTGCTTCTCATCTATATTTTTCACCATGAGCTGCTGCTCAAGATCGTTCTTACTGTTCTGTGTGGACTGTTGCAGGTTCGCCTGTTGGGCTGTCCCTGCGGCCCCATAAACCTTAGCCCTTGCTTGAGACTTAGCGAGTTGGCCCGCTGATGATGCATAGTTAGAATCTATGCCCCTCTGCATCTGCTCTCTCTGAGCCTGATACTCGGGGGATGAGTATCCCCCGAGGCCATCTTGCATTCTGTTTAGCACATCAGTCTGCATACCATCTCTTTGTTGGTACTTCCCGATAAGTGATCGTTTCTGCTCAATGGCTTCCGAGCCCCCCTGGAGAGTGGTGTCAACCTGTCCTAGTACTCCCTCCGGTAGGTATCTGTTAATAATGGAGTTCCCCGCGTTTACCGCCTCATTCCCGTATAGGCCCGCTATCGCCTTAGTCTGCGCCTCAACGGATGCCGGGTCATTCCCCGATCGAGATCCTATCGGCTGCCGCCCAGGAACCTTAGGGTTTTCTATTGATACCTTATCAGAGTTCCCACGGTCCCTAGGGTTCCCTATTGATACCTTGCCAGAGTTCCGTTCCTGCTGTTTTTTCTCAAAGTCGGAAATGCCCACCTTATTAGGCGTAGATGCTGGAGCGGCCTTAATCTTCTTTTGAGCTTCCGCAAGGCTAGCGGCTTTAATAGTCTTTCCGGTAGCGGAGTCTTTGTATATTCCTGGAGAAACTCTTTGTAGTGCCATAACGTTTTTCCCTTGCTATATAATCTCTATAAACCCATTTGCTGAGAACCCACCGATACCCGCCGAGAAATCTACACCTGATCGCACAAATATGATCTCGTTCGTGTTCCCATGTATTACCCAATACCCACTTTCTCTTGCCAAGTTATTGTTTATCAGCGCCCCACCCGCCTGGCCTTCCGTGTATTGGCTCCCCGCTGCTGTATAAGGGATAGTTACATTAATAACACGAGTGAAGGGTGCCGCAAGGGTAGCTGTGATATCTACGGAGAACCATAAGAACTTATATATTTTTAGGTACCGGGCTCTCGCTATAAAGTAGGTGGTGCTCACCATCCCGTTAAAATTAGTTTTCGGGTCAAAATCCCCAAACTCAAAACTTTCTTCTACTAAAAACCTAACGCGCCGTAATTGCGTGAATGCAATTCGGATCGTCTCTTTCACGTTTGATAACAGAGAGAAGTTAGGGGAGTATAACTTTGTCATTTTACAAAGTCCTCCTTATCATAATTCTCTACAAACATAATCTCATACCCTGTGATGAATGGAGCCGTACGAATGGTGTTTGTGGTGAACCTAATCAAATAGAAGTGAGTTTTATAGTTGGGAAGCTTTATATCCTTGAATGAATCATTCGCAGTGCTAAACGTTATAGTGCTAGATGCTGAGCCTGGGCTAGTACCACCTATATACGATGCTATTGCAGAGCAAGCGGTTTCTACCAGAGAAGAGAAAGTTACCCACCCATCAACCACGTAATCATTCGGCATAGACCAAATACGAGTTCTAATAGGGGTTTTTAACTGTCCAGGTTCCCCGAAGTTAATGGGGTGGCTCTCAAGAATATAATTAATGGCGTTCGTGTTATCTATGTAAGAATCCCCATCCCCTACACCAGGACTATTAGATTGAAATCTCGGCAATCTTTTAAATACTGTGTACGGAGATGTTTGAGAGAGATGATAGAAATTGTCCGCTAAAGATACCTGCCCGCCTGCGGGATCTATTTGAGTGGTGAAACTACGCTCGAAGGTATGGAGGGTTTCCCGTGAGTAATCTAGTACAAAGGTAACTGGTTCAGTCCCCCCTGCGGAGGTTGGGATAGAACAGATATATGCTCTATTAAATGCGTCGTTTTCAGCCGTTGCCCAAGCGAACTGGTACGTTTGATTTATAAGTCTAGTATTAAGCCCTGAAAGAGAGAACGAATCTAATGCCCCATCATGGATAATAACAAAGCCGTTCTTTGATAACCCAATCAGTTTATTTTGCACTCTTTGTATAGAGGCATGAGAGGTGACGCCGTAATCTCCCTCGTGCACTACGTTCACGGAGAAAGCGCCTCCATCTAAGTCTCCGACAAGATCAAAGTAAGATCGCTCCTTAAAAACAGCGAGTCTATCCGCAGTGTCGGACGCGATCCCGGTAATAAGCCCTTCGTAGCTAGACGGCACCTCCACTGAATTAGAGGCGAGGGGGAAGTATTCAATCCCATCAGCAGAAGAGAATCCCACGGAGTTAGGGGAATAAGGTCCTCTTGCTACAATAAGGCTCCCCTGGTGTTGGCACACCACACTACATTGAGGGGGCGGGTCGTGCTCTTTCCCTAAGGAAACTATCTCTAACTGCGCCTTGGTGGATAGAACCGTATCCGTAACATTATCTAAGAAGCTTGTAGTGGTCGTATATCCGCTGATCGGTATCTCCACCACCTGGTAGAAAGTATTCCCCCCTGCTACGGTTCTAAAAAAGGTGATGGTAAGCCCTGTGCTAATAACGGAATTATCTCGAATAGAGTACCCATCGCTATCTGCGACTTTTATACTATTGGGGATAGAAGCTCCATTAAGAAAAGTGCACGCCGTGCGGCGAATGGTCCCTATTGCGTTGCTTCCAAAAGATCCGGTAATCCACGCCCCTGTTGTTTGCACCACTGTGCTCGTGAGTATAACGGGGTCCCCAGGTTGGATATTACCGGGGAGTGTCCCGGAATCATCAATTAGAAAAGAGACGTTAGCCGCTGGGGATTCCGTAGTATTTTTATACGCGCACCGTTCGAAAAATCCCGACTTCCCATAATTAATTGCGGCCCCGCTTAATTGTACTCTCTCTTGATACGTTGCTGTAATTGTCCCGTATTGCGTTGCATAAACTTGGCTCACAGCAAGAGAAGGAGTTCCTTCTATAATATTTCCCTGGGCGTCATATCTACGAACAACCGCTTTATACTGGTACGTTCCTACAAGGGCCCCCGCTCCAGTGGCCGCTGTTGTAAGCTGTGATGTGAATACCCCAGCTCTAACAGCAGTTTGCCCATCAACCTTTATAAGATTGTTTTGATAGTTAGAGCTGTACACGCTTGTTGTTGCGTATAGAGTTACCCCCGCCGATTGCTCGGAGGCCGCAGTTATATATAAAGTATTCCCTGCATTAACAGCGTTAGGGGGGGTGTAAAAGCTATTCGTTGTTCTATTTGACCAGAGGGATCTAGAGGAGGTGAGAAACTCGCCGTATGCTGGTACGGTATCTTTAGCGTCCCCCTCGGGGATTAACCTCCAGTAGGGGAAAGAAAGGGTAAGATTCCCCGAAGCCGCCGTTGCCGCAGTAGAGATATTGAAAGAACTCGCTGACTGAGCAAGGTAACCCACTACGTCGTTATCTAAGAGAGTGACGTTAGCCCCCACATAAACAATGGTAGTGGCGGTAGTAGACAGAACTATTCCCCCGTGAATGGTGGATAGGGCGGAGGTGGCGGGGAAAGAGATGATATCTCCAGCAAAGAAATTATGTCCTGCGTCCACGGTGATCGTATAGCGTAATCCATACCCCGCCGTTGCCCCAACGACAGAGGACTGATTCCCGTTAACGATTGCGAAGGGGGGGCAAGTCCCCCTCGTTGTTCTAGCTACCGAGAGTTCGGCAAGTGCGTCTATCGTTCCCAGTAACGAATAAATAGAGACAATATTATTTATCCCATCCCCCACGCTACTATTAAGGATAGAAATTCCATTCGCCTTTATAACAAAGTTTATGTTCGCCCCTGAAACAGTAGTGTACCAAGTAAAGGGGTATGTCCCGCTTACTCTAGTAACAACAATGTTCATCGTATCTAGTACCCAGAGCTGCTGGTTCATTCCGATGAGCCTACTAATAGATGCGCCGTCAGCCGCCGTTTTTGTCGTGCCGATTGTGGAGGCCCCATAGGTAATGTCGTACTGATCTTTTATTCTTGTATAAGAGTATGGGAACATTGCGTGAAAGCCATTAGCGCCGATGCTTTGGCTTCCCACTCTTCCACGTAAAGAATTTCCTACCGCATACTCAAGATTAACGGCTCGATTAACTCCCTCCGCATCTGCCTCAATAGGTGCTGATAGGCCGTCTATTCCTGTGAAGTCTTTTGCAAAAGCTTGTTTGAAAACCTTGTTTCCCATAACTCAATACCACTCATATTCATCCATCATGGGAACGTACTGCACCTCTGAGGTCTGAGCAGACAAGGCTTTTAGGATATCTATCTCCATCTTCTCTACTACACCAGACTGCTTGCCGTAGTCGTTTGAAGAGTCTCTGTGGAATAATTCCGCTGCAGCGTAGTGTACTAAATATCTTTCGCAAGCATCGGGGAGCTGAGAAAACGTAGTCGTGTATTTATTAAATACTGCTACGTCATTTACGGCGGGGGTAGTATCAGAAGCGGTGAAGATAAAAGGGGTTGGGTTCGGGGTGATTATGTTAGTACCCGCATCATAAGAGGCTGAGAGAATATTAGAACACCGCCTCACCCCATCAGCATTAACGATAGAAAAGTACTGAATATTACTCCACCCTGGAGTGGTTGATTCGTGGGTATTGGCAAGAGTTGAGAACGTGAGGGTCTCGAACTGTGTTGCGGTCCCTCCGGTTACCGTTGACACCACGGCCCTGGGAATATCTAAATCATCCAAGTCCCTCTCGTAGGTAACTCTGAGAGTACCGCCAGCGATTGCGGGGGTAGGTTGTAAAAAGATCTGGCCCCCACGCTTAAAATATCCAATTGGGTAATTCCCCGTATTGGTGTCTCGATTAAAGAAGTTTAGCTTCCTAATCCTTACGTAATCGGAGAGAAGTCCCGTTGCAGAGAATTCCACTGCATCGATCTGTTTATTAAGAAGGAGCCTATCGGGGATAGTATACGCCTCCTGGTTAGCCACTAAGGTGATAATAGCTTGAGTATCGAAGATCTTAGCCACGTTCTTTTGCGTAGAGATAAGATTCTGCATCCTATCTTGAGCATCATTTAGATACTGCAAGATCTCATTATCAGTAATTGCGAACGTGCCATCAGCGTTGGCCGCGTTACGTGACACTGTTCTTGCTGCCGTGATAAGAGCATCGACTCGTCTCATTTATTTGAACTTAGATGCTAGCGTTGAGGCCATAAGAGCGAGGGAGCTTCCTTTGAACTTCTTCTTCTCCTGTCCTTCATCATCAGACCCTTTATCTCCAGGGAGAAACTTAAGAGCGGAGTCTTGTCCACCATCATCTATATCTTCTTTCTGCTTAGGAATCTTAGGGTCTTCCCCCTCATCGCAATCACCAATGCATTCAAGAATAGATGAAGCCATCGCTCTTATTTTTGAGTAATCAATGCTCTTTGCCATACGTTTCTTATAGATAAGGGTTCTTAAATAAAGGGGTTGGGGTAACCTCGTAATCGGGGGCTCTTACTTGAGACGGAATTAAACTTCTAAGGAGAGGGACTTCTTTCTCTTTCTTGGGGAGAGCCTTCTTAGCGGGTTTTCTCTGCCCGCCGCTACTATTACTCGTTCCTACCACGGGGGTGGGCCCTCCTAGCTGAGCTTGAACAAACTTGTCAAAGTTAGCGCTCTTGCTAAGTTCGATAGTTCCCTTAGTTTCTCGGACGATCCCTTCTTTCAAAGCCTGGTTTGCTATAGCTTCTTGTTTCGCTGGATCAAGCTGTGCGTAGTTAGGAATGTCTGTATAAAATCTCGCGGCGTGAACGATGTCTTTCCCTGTTAAGTCTGATTCCTTCCGTGAATTTTTGAATGTTGGGTTTAGCTCCCATTCTTTAACGCCAGAATTACCGACATTAATCCCGTGTTTACCAAGAGTCTTTCTAAGCTCTTCTTCGCCTTTAGTTCTTGATTTATGCCCAATCCCTAGGGCGTTCCCTATAAGGCCTACCCCTGTGCCTATCCCTGCTCCTACCCCTGCTCCTATAGGGCCGCCCACTGCCATCCCTATTCCTCCCCCTATTCCCGCCCCTGCGCCAGCCGCTTGCAGGTATCCACTTCGAGTTCCTATACGCTTCCTATTTTGAGAGAGATCATATAAAAGTGCGGCCCCTGCAACTCCAGGCGCTATTGAGCTAAAAGCACTCGACCCTCCTCCCGCTATGTTGGTAGCGGCTGGTACTACGGTATCAACCCCAGCCACGCCGGTGATACCAGAAGCAACGGTTGGAGCGCCGTATCCCACCCCTGTGGCGGCTCCTAAGGTAGGCCCTGCCGCAGAGCCCGCTACGCTAATTCCTCCACCCGCTCCGGAGAATCCTAGAGCCTTTGCCCCCTCCTTAATAGCGTAATCTTTTGCCTGCTTTACAGCGTAATCTTTTGCCAGGGTTCCAATTAAAGAGCTGGGGGTAGGGGCAGGGTTCCCAGGCTGAGGAATCTTTTGTTGCATCGCCTCTTCGAGTGAGACCTGATCTCTTGGTTTTTCAGAGAATGGGAGTTGTGGAGGAGCGGGAACAATAGAGTTATTGTCATCATTTACAAGAATTATTTGCCCAGTTCTTGGGTCTCTTATCGATCTCATTTATAGCCTCCCCAGCCTCGCTATAATTGGGTCAGTCGCCATTTTCCCGGTCTCAATTGCGGCCTGCCCCTGTATTTGTCCTGATTGCACCGTTCGATCTGCCCAGTTACTATACATCTGAGCCATTAGAGCACGTCTCGCATCGGGGTTTCCGCCACCTCCGCCGCCTCCGCCCCTTAGGGCCGCAAGTTGTAGCTGAGCTTCCATCTCTGCTTTTTTCTGTGCGGCATATTGCTCTGCTAAGCTCTTATCTTGTGATTGTTTGTAGTATGTTCCGGCAAGGGAGAGCCCTGATTTAAGAACACTTTGTATAAGGTTTCCGTCAGAGAATAATCCGCCCCCTCCCGTGCTTGGTGTGGTAGTTGATGGTGTTGTAGCCGATGGGGTACCAGACCCACCGAGTAGGCTCTCTATATAGCCTAAGCCATCTGATACCGAACCTGAAAGACTGTCCCACCAGCTCATTAGTTCACCCTAATTACACCACAAGAAATGAATCCAGAAGATGGAGCCCCTGCCCCGTCTTGCTTAATAGATACTGTACCAGAGAACTCTACCCCGTTTGCACCAAGGTCAATCGTAAATGAGGTTGATGCTGGTAGTCTTAGAAAGTCCGTAGTCCCGCCATCCAAAGAGATGACGATTCCAGCATTAAGAGAGTTCGCTATGAGCAGACAAACTCCCCTTCCCGCTATCGGCCCTTGGAGAGTCCCATACCCAACAGCTACTGATCCAAAGGCTACGGTGCCAACCGCTTGCGCTACCATTCTTCTATTTGCACTCATAAATTTCCTTAGTAGTCGTTAACCTCATCTGACCCAATTGCAAAGATAAAAGTCTGCCCGTTTGTGTCCGTGGCGGCGCCTGTCGAATTTCGGCAAACAAATCTCGCTACCCCTGCCGTATAATTCGCCATTATTCTAAGGGACGCGGTTGTTGCAAAGAGTGCGGGCTCTCTAGCAAAAGCTGAGGCTATAGTTACGGAGAAATCCCCCGCTCCTGTATCGACTACGGTGTTAAAATCGGCTCCCCCCGTAGCTCCTCCCACCCCAATAGTGATGGTGCCCGACACGTTATTTATTTGACCGGCGACAATCCTAGGCTTTCTCTGATTGTTCATGAGAATAGACCTATTCTTTCCGCCGTCCGACATGGAGTCTTGCCCTATCGCCATGACATAAAAATCGGCATCCGTAAGAGTGGCTGTTTCTGGGGCTGTTGTGATGGTCACGCCCGCTGCTGTTTTAGCGGAGAAATTACAGTTAACGACTCCCGCAGTTGAAATACCTGTAGCCATAATAACGGGGATTGTACCGAACCCTGGGGTGAACTTAATTGCGTAGGTCCCCGCCACCGTTCTAGAGCAGGTAATCCCTCTCTGCCCAATAGCAACGGCCCCGGTTGTTCCTGTTATTTTTGCCCATACAATACGGGTTTTGTTTAAGGTAGAGGAAACACGCTGAGATTTACAGAAACTAAGATCTGTAGAATCAAAGCCAAACGCAAAGCCGTCTACGGTGCCCTCGGGGGCAACAGTGGCGTTTGCGTTTAAGGTGTTAAAACTAAAAACTGCTTTAGATGGATCGTCTAAATTCCATCTTACATAAGCACCAGGGGTAGCGGAGGGGGTGGCGTATATAAAACATGTTCTTGAGAATGATTCTCGTGCGGTTAGTGTGACTTCTCCCGCCGCAGTTCTAACAACGGTAAAATCTCCTGCTCCGACATTCATAGTCGCAGTGGATGCCGTAGTAGTATAGGAGAACGGAACGATTCTTGGTTTGAAATGTTTATTGATAACTTCGCGTAGCATTTTGGTTACACCTCTAAATAAATAGGTAAGCTTTTGTTAACCCAGTGGGGTGTAAACCCACTGGGGGGGGGGGGAATTCGACCTAGTAAACGCGGTGCCAAACAAACGGAACGTTTGTAGTAGCGGTGCCGCCTCTCTGAGCAAGTGCCACGAATTTCTGACACTGTGTAGAGGCAATCGTATGAGCCGCATCAATAACAGCACAAGCTGCAGTGGTGGTTCCACCGAAGCCCGTTGTTGCAAGAGTTGAGACAATAGAGCCGGTAGTACCAGCGATATTGACGATCTCGAGCTGCTGCCCATGGCTAACTGCCTGCTGAAGGTTAAGAGCAATACCCGTAGTGGATATGCTAATAAGCACAACTGCTGCATTATCATGGCTAATCATTCCAGCGGCCGTAAACGCCTGATAGTCAGTCGTTGCTTGTCCACGAGGTGAGGGGATAAGTGCAAGTGCTCCGCCGTTAGTAGAGTTACTACCAGCTAAAACATTTACATATGACCCCAGCCCGTATCCAGCTGGATACTGATTACTTCCTATCGTGCTCGCAGTTCCCGAGGTGCCCATAACTGGCTCACCAGAGAACTGGAGAAGTCCGAACTTACTTTGGATTCTATCTAATGACATAAAAATTCTCCCGTTAAATTGCCCCCTTTCGGGGGCTTTACATTACGCAGTGGTTAAGCCGGTCATGATGCCGTGTGCGCTTGGAAGAATTCCAAACTCGCCATAAACAGCATACCTTGCCTGCCACGTATCGTTAGTAGGCGATAGTCGGAAGATGCTTCCGCCCATCGTTGGATCCTCTACCCATCCGCCTTCAGGGCGTGCATGGAACTCGATGAAGTCCGAGTTAATGGAGTAAAGCGTATCATCCTCTACGAATCTTTCTGCAATAACTGGAATTGGTCCAGTGTCAGCCATGAATTCTAGAGCCTGGAAGCTAAACTTTCCTTTAGGTCCTGCATTCCTACTTTCTACAATCATGTATCTCTTTTGATCCTCAAGCTGGTTGAGGAGTTTTCGATACTGAACAAATGAAGTTACGAACATGTCGTGGTTCTCACCAAACGCATATTTGATATCAAGTGCCTGTTGATTAAGAAGGTCTGGGGTAATACCCACGGACAAGTTAGTAAGCTGACTAGGAGCCTGCCACCTGTAACCCACTGAAACGTTAAAGAGCGTTCCGGAGGTTGCAAGAAGGGCACCCCTAAGACCAGTACAATCATTGTCTTTAGAGTTCTGCATATAGAAGTGAACGGTATTTCTACCAGTCAAGTCAAAAGCAGCACCATTAGTCTGGGTAAGAGTTATTGTTGCCGTAGTTGCCGTAGCAGAAGGGGCCACGCCGGTAACTTCATATTCCGCAGTACCTGCAATGAGGGATGCGTTAATAAAGTCCTTAGTCTCCCAGTTTGCCGTTTTCCACTGAACAGGGTTAGCGCTTGCAGTAAGGAATGTTACTGTGTACACGCCAGCCGCTGAGGTGATGTTTGTAGTAGCTGAGCTTATCCCAAGTCGTCCGTTGCCGTTTGTGGCGAGAGAATCATTGAACAGCATCCTAGAAAGGTTTGCCTGCCATGACTGAACACCACGCTTTACGGGCTCTTTCGACAGTTTTACAAATGCACCTTCATCAGTCTGAGAAGCTTTGATTGCCTCATTATCAATTTCGATAATTGCATAAAGTTTCTTAGCTGTGATGAGCATCTTCTGATATGCGGTTACGTTTGCTCTGGGAATAACACCAGAACCACGACCACCACCAAAAGAGGTAGGAACCGAGATAAGAGCCTGATCGCCTACGAATACATCATTACGTTTGATTTTAGCGAGAACGATGTTCTCACTATTGAACATGTCACGGGACATTTTGACGTATTTAGTTTTAAATACACCTGTGGCCGTGCTTAAATTATAATTTGCCATTTTAAACTCTCCAAAAAATTAACGAGCGGGTCGAGCAAACACTTTCGGTTGCTTACGATAAAGAAAATCTATCTCCTCTTTATCGATCCCTTCTATCTTTCCGTCTGCTTTTTTGGTCGAGCTGGCCTGGTTGGACTGGCTTCTGCCAGCTTTCCTGTTTAAGTTCTCAACCACATCTGAGGGAGCAATATTAGCCACCCCCGATGTTTCTATGATCTTAACTACATCTTCTACAGTTAGCTCTGGATTAGCAAGGGTGATCCGACTGACCTCATCGAGTATCCGATCATCTTTAATACCTAACTCTTCGCCTGCCTGTAAAATCTTCTCTTCATGACGAACGCGCAAACTGAAGTTTATAATATCTTCCGCTTTAACGTCGTGAAGAGTGTTAAAAACTTTTCCTTCCCCCACGAGAGCCGATTCGAGGGCTTGGTAATTATTCCAGAACTCGTCTTCTCCGATTCCGTGTTGTTTTTGCAAGGTTTCGACGTGCTCTTTAAGTTGCGAGGTTTGGTCCCCGACTGTTTTTTCTTCTTCAAGCTGTTTAGTCCTTGCGTTTGCTTCAGCTAGGGCGCGTTTAGAAAAATAAGCATCCCGTTGTTCGGGGGTCATTTTTGTATAAACTTCCCTGACTTTATCTAGCTGGTCAAAGTACTTCTTTTCAAACTCTGTTACGTCTAATCCTGACGTACCTACGGCAAGCTTAGCAAGTGCACGAATTGAGGTAACGAAGTCCCCATTCTGTGCGGTATCGACGAGTTTGCCTATTTTGTCTTTAAATTGGTTCTGATCCTGTGTCCACCTCTGTTCTCTCTGTGAGATGTGGGTGATCCTCTTGTCCATGTTCCTGTTAAACTCTTCCTGTTTAACATAGGCCTGGATAGCGTCTTTTACCTTAAAATCTACCTGCTTCCCGTTAATGGCCTTGGTTATCTTAGTCTCTTCTAAGCCCTCGCTATCGGGCTCTTCTTCTTCTTTTGATTCAACCTCTTCTTCTGGAGGAGTTTCGTCAGACGTAGCTTCTTCAAGGGGGGCCTCTGTGTGGGCTTCTTCTTCCTTAGCTTCTTCCTCCTTAGCTTCTTCTTCCTCGTATGCCTCGAACATATCATCATCATAGGGCTTAGATGATACGAATGGCTTAACTACCAGGGGGCTGGATTCTGTTGTTTCTGGGGTAATAGGAGCGGAGGGGGGAGTTATTTCTGTCATTTATCTTTTATATGTTTGGTGGTTGTGGAGGCATAGGGGGTGGAGCTACCGAGGCTCCCATATCCATATCCATAACGCCGGTATCTATAGGAGCGGGCTCTAGTGTTGCGCTAGGGTCTCCTGGGGGCATTCCAGGCCCTCCTCCCATTCCAGGCATTCCCATCATGGGCGGGGGTGTTGGAGTTTTTAATAACAGAGGGAAGTCGGGGCATTCAACGCTTAATCTTTGAGCGTATCCGGGGTTCCCCATTCTAAGGGGCATACCCATTGAATCGTGGATACCGTTTGCTTTTTCAAACATGAGGTATTCAGTTACTAGGTGATGCTGTTCAAGGGCTGCTTTGTTCTGATCTGGAACTATCTCTTTGTATTCCCTACTTTGGAAAGCTTGCGCGTGAATCTTCCAGTGGGCGATCATGTCCTCTGTTTCAGTAGGGGGCTTTACGGGGCGGCCTGCGATAAAGTCATCATTCTCGGACTCTGCGCATTTAGTGGCTCTTGTGATGATATCTTTGAATTGATCTGAAGCGGTAAGATCTAAAAGGTCCACGTACTGCTCTCTACTAATGGGAGCCATTGGATCGAATCTTACTTGCATGATCTCGTTAATCTCTTCGATTCTTGCTGATGGGCTTTGAGAGAGTGCGGTCGTGTTTTCTATTCTAAAGTGGAACGGCTTTGTAAGGTTTGAGGTAGAGAACTGTTTAATCTTAAACTCGTTATCTTTCCCTACAATTTGGAGCAGTCTTCCATCTGAGTCATTATAGAAAGTTCCAGCAACCGAGATCGACATTCGAGCATTTTCGACAAGTCCAATGTTGTTATACTTGATAGCGGTAATGTAGGCACGTTTATCTTCTTGTTCTTCCAGAACCCGGAGGGCCTTAGCGGCTCGCACACCTGATGGGGCTTGCCCCCTAGACATAGTAAACACACCGCTTAATTTCTCCATTTCTTCCACGAGGCTATTTTTATGAGCGAACAAGGCTTCTGCTACTGGGGCTTGAGTCATAAGGCTGGGGGGAACTCCTCCAGAGTATGAGACTACTGTTGATTCGTTAAGTAGCTGCTGCATATCACAAGAGCCGTCTTGTATGACCATTTTAGGATGAGCATAGAGAACTAGTGATTTATATATAAGGCTTGAGCAAGCATTAACTTGGTGCTGCAGGGGGAAGAGCTGTTGAAAGAACGACATCCCTCTAATTTGGTCGGGGACTTCAATATCCGCCATGTAGATATAGGGAATCTTTCCATGCTCATAGGGGAGGTCAGTGTTTTCAAGGATTACGTTCTTAATCCGTTTAATATAGCGTCCCTTCTCCATGAACTCGTGAGAGCGGTGAAAGAGTTCGTATACTACGACCTGGTTTTTGAGTCTTCCCACATCTAAGCGGTACCCTGTGTAGATACTAGAAATATCTAGGTCTGAATTAATCTGGTCGGCTAGATCTGGATATTTTGCTCGAACATATTCAATATCTTCAAGATGCCATCTGATAGACCAATCGATATTTTTTCTATCCCTGCATGGTTGATCAAATACGTGCCACGGGGCTTCTACGATATAATCAAGGTCCCCGATATGGGGGGCTTTGGTCATAAACATAGGGTCCCCTTTGTTATTCTTTACGGGGACTCCTGCGGAGTCGAGGATAGGGACTTGCTGACCGGATTTTTTAGCCTGTATCCATTGGGGATCGACATCACCTTTTTGTGGGTTCCAAAGAATCCACATATAGGCTTCCCCGAAGATCTTCATTTGGCGGGCGAACTCTTGGAGGCGCTCATCAATCCGCATTTCGTACCAGATATAATCTAGTACGTCTTTAGCGATCTTTGCGTCATTTGCATCTTCTTGCGCGGTGCGGGCGGGGTAAATAGCGACAGCAGGGCGATAACGAGTAAGCCTACTAACCCACTGAGTAACAAAGTCAGCGAGGTGATTAATAACAACACGAGGGTTACGGTTATTAGAAAAGCCCTGCTTATCGAACATCCGATTCGCGGACCTATCAGCCGACAACCAATGAACACCTTTGAACAGAAGGAGGTTATCCATCTGAGTTTGGAAGTAATCTCTGTAGTAGTCATGGCAAGCGGAAACGCTATTTTCAAACCACTCCTCAACACACTTAGGTTCGTTGATATCTTTTATAGCCCATAGGGGGCTTATCTCTTTGTCAGAGAATTCGAGGTCATCGAAGGCGGATCTATTATTTGGTCCGATTCCTACCACTAGTTTTCTTTAGTCCTAAGAGATTCTTCAGCTTTATCTAGAATATCGAGATCTTCGTCAGATAAGATCGGGCGCAACCAATCGAATTGCCCATCTGAAGTAAATAACTTATCTACCCCTTCTTTAGCAAGTTCGTTTTGTTTAACTTGCGGCTTTGTTAAGAGCCTTGGAACGGCTAATGCTTTTTGTAGTGCGACTACCCCAAGGTTAGCGGAGGACGCCATATTAAATGCTCTATCTGCCATCTTCTCGGCGATAACAGAGCGGAGGTACATCTTATCGATCTGCCCTTGGAGCTTTCTATTTTTGAGCATCTTAAAATGAACGGTTTCTACTGGTCTCTTCTTTGAGATCCTCCATACCGCAAAGATGAGGCAGAGGTTAATTATAATACTCAGAATAAATATCATTTGAATTCACCCATAAAGAATTCTCCACTACGTTGTCCGCCCAGTCCTCTATTTTCACATCCGTTACTTGGGGCGCTATCTGTACTTCACCTTGCATGATGTCAGCCTCTCCCTTTTCTATTAACCGCCAAGAGGATCCATTCATTAGATACTTAAAGCAATCGATTAAGTGATTATGTTTATCGGGGTAGTGCCCTGCCTCATCGGTAATGAAGGCTTCCAGCTCCCATCTGAGCCAATAGCACCTATCGGAAACGTTAAGAGAGCCCGAGTTTGCCATCAGCATTTTGATGCGGGAGATATCGTTCTCCTCATTACTCTGGAATTTCTGAGTTGGAGTAAGGCAAATTTTATAGTTTGCTTGAACCTCTCTTTGGAACCAAGCGGCGGCCTCGTCGTAAATACGCCGCCACGTTTTTGGGGGCGCGTTTGGGTAAAGTTCTTCTTCTTTCTTCTTAATACGTTCCCAGATCTGTCTAGTATCAGTACGAGCCCTATCTTTTTCATAGATCTCATCCAAGATAAAAATCTGTTGTGTATAGGGATTATATACGGCGAATAGAACGGCAAAACAGGAGGAAGTACCGGGGTCACAGATAGTGAACCATTTGAGTTTGTGTTTATCGTGGTCAAGGTAGCTCATTAGAACTTTATGGGATCGGCAATGATTTTTAGGATTCCACTTGGGAAACACGATATCTTCGCCTCCGAATGCTAGTTTCCCCTCGTACTCTCTGTACCAAATGACTTCATTGTCGCTTTCTATTAGATCTTTTCTTGTCCGATTTAGTTCATTCTTATCGATAGTGGGGTTAATTTCAGTTTTAAACTCGTAGTATGCGCGGGTAGGGTATTCTTCTTCTTTTATCTGTTTCTGGAGCAGCTCCCAGAACTCCACATAATAGGCGGACCTAGCTTTAGGGGGCGTGCCGTAAATGATTAGGCTCGACTGTTTAGCGAGGAGGTTAGGGGCCATAACTTCTAGGTGAAACTCTCTATTATGGTGCTGGAACTCATCATAAATAACGAGGTTCGGTTTTAGTCCTCGATGGGAGTTATAGTTTTCGCATCCATCAACGCAGATAAAAGAGCCGTTATTAAAATTGAGTCGGCTCTCTGTCATGTTAAAATCTTTAACGTACTCAGGGGGCGGATAGTTAGGGAGTCGTTTAGAGGCGCAGTAGATCTCTCTTCCCTGCTTACGTTCTGGGGTAATAATGTAGATTATGAAGTTGTCGTTTAGCATGGCGGCAACGCAAGCGATGAAGAGGCCGCTTTCAGTTTTCCCAGCGCTTCTCCCCCACTGGGACATAATTACCCTCATGCCTCGATTGAAATAGTCTTTAGCGAGTTGAACTTGTCCCTCGTGTAGTGGCCGCTTATGAATATTATTCATGCGGTCATACATAGCGTTCATAATTTTTGCGTGGCGCTCTACGAGTGCGAGAGAATCAGCTTTCATCGTTATCTACCGGGTAATCAAAAACCAGATCTTTTTTCTTAAGTTCTTGGAGTATTATCTTAGTTTCTTGATAATTATGGGAGATGGTTTCAGTGGCTGTTACTTGTCCCAGCTCTTTACTTAATAGGCCGTCTAAGTCGGTAACTAGTTTAGCAAGCGAGGCGATATCAGAAACGCGTCCTAGCATTTCACGTCTTCGCTCTGGATCTTTTAGTTCTTCCAGGGATTCCTTAATAGCGGTGAGAGAGAGATCCACGATATCTCTGAGCATTGGCACCTTGTGCTTGAATGCTGCTACGAGAATCTTATGCTGTGCTTTTTCTACGCAATCTTTCGTTCTTTTATCACGCAGTATTTTCCGAACCGTGAGATCGTCTAGGTCAGTTTTAGCTATGATCTGATTTACGGTAAGACCTTTTACGGCCCATCCCATGACCGTCTCTACCTTCTGTTCCCACAGAGGGTTATTACCGCCTATTAGGTTTACCACGTATCACCTCTTGTTTACCCGCTATTATTGGGGGGGGCATTGCGTCCACCTCGCATATTGCCATGAACTTAACTAAGTCTTCATCAGGGAGGTGTCCGACTCGTCTGGCAATGAATTTGGATATTCGCAATTTCTTCATCTCTTCTAGATGATCTTTTATATGCTCGTGTTTATATGGGAACCCCATTTCGGCTGAGAACCATCGTTTAACACTTCCTAGAAAAACCTCTAGATCTGCGGAACTTCTTCCCATAAGAAATATACATTAGCGCTTAAAATTCTTTAATTACGAAATCAAATTTTCTTACGTTTGACAGCATTTTAATGAACCTATCAAAGGCAACTTTAGATTGTAGGAGCATCGGCTCTACATCGTGGTAGTTAACTCCCAGTCCTGGGAGTATACACCCGTGTGTATCTTTCAGGTAGTTGCCTACATGGAAGAGGATACCCGACCTATCCGGTACCAGTAGTACCTCATAAGTGATTGGGATAACCAATCCCCCGTCAGTGGTGCGGTTTTCTGTTCTCACGCATGAGTATCCGCCTGTAGGGATACTGGACACCTTTGGGATGTTACTTAAGAATGGTCGTTCTAGTGCAAGGCAGCAGAAGGCTCCGTTGATTTTTATCACTCCGAATTGAGGGCCTGAAGTGACTCTTCCTACACGGAACAATTCGACTTGCATAAAATGGGCTAGCGTTTAATAAGGGTGAATAGAACACACTGAGCAACGTTTAAATATTTATTGATCCAGAACTGTCTAGCCTCTTCGCTTCTCTGCATGCAGCTATCTTCTATAGCAAAGCTTCCTTGAATTTCGAAGTCAGCGAGAACTGTGGCCTCGGTGAATTTGTTAGCTTCTCTCCACGTCTTATCCGAGAAGTTCAGGCTATACTCTGTGATGCCTCTAATAGTGAGGGGGGAGGTCCAAGCTTTAGAGGAAGCGTAGTATGGGGCGCTGAAAATGGCTTTCCCTCCTGCAGGGAGGAGTCTGTAGCATTCGTCAATGAATGTCAGGAGGCTAGGAACTTTCTCTAAAACGCCTTCCCCCTGAATTTCTTCAATAGATTCGGATGGGATGTCGGAGGTGACTCCTGGAAGTTTAGGGGTAAGTCCATCTCTTGAGTCAACGCCGTAAGTGAATAAGATTTTCATTACCAGATTACTCCATTTGGGGCATCGAAGTGTCCCACTTTGCACCGTGTATCACAGGCGAATTTATATCCTAAAGAAGCGGCTTTTTGAAAGAAGAATAGATCTTGAGTCATGACTTTCCCGATCTCTCCTATAGTTTGGAACCATCGTCCGAAGTCGAAGCCTGGGTTTTTGAACATATCCATTCTAAACAGTGTAAACCCCATTCCGAGTCCATTACATTGTTGAATAGTATCTTTGATAGGGGCTTGTGGGATGTAGGTATTAGGTTCTTTAGGGTCTCCCCAGATCATGGGGGCGCCTCCCTCTCCTTTAGTCCAATAGAGTCCCCCTACGGCATCATACTGTTGGATGCTCTCGTAGAGTTTTAGGATTCCATCAGGTGGGGGCGTGTTATCTTCTTCAACGGTGAGGAGGTAAGTAAATTTGGAGAGTTGTGGGGAGGAGAGGATTTGTTTAAGGGCTTCGTTATAAGCGTGTCCCACCTCGTATCCTTCAACGCACATACGGCAGAGTGGTTGATTAAAACCGCCCATAACGTTCATCCAGGAGAATGCTACGCGTGTTCCCATGACGCCTCTTGTGGGTGTCATCCAGATAGTGGAGAGGTTTTTATATAACCCTAGTTCTTTCCACTTTGCGTATCTTTCGTTTGTATTTAGCTTACCTTCGTAATTCTCAATGAAGATCTGACCAGTCATTTTTTATCCACCACCAAAAACACCACCACCGCCGCCGCCTGCTTCCTGTCTTTGTACAGCACCGATATCTAGATATCCAGTGGATTCGGAACCGGAGATAGCGCCAGGGTACGCGGCGGCTTTCATATTAGTGCCAACGGCGAAGTTATGCCCTACGGGGAGGGACCATACGACGTCCCCGCCGCTTGATGTGCCCAGGGCCCCGCTTACTGTGATAGTGGTAGCGGTGTGGCTTGTGATTGTGTATCGACCGATGGTGACGCCCGTCCCGCTTATAACCCAGAGGATGTCAGTGCCGTCTGTTACGGTGGAGAAGTCGCCTGCGGGTTGAGTAAGAACGGAGCCGGAGGTAGTGGCTGTAGAGCCGGTGAGTTGGTTTGCGCCGGTAAAGTTTGGGGTAGTGGTTAGGTCGGTTGAGTCCAGTGTGTAGTTAGTAGCGTTTGTGGTGTTATTGAAGAGGGCATTATAGACGCCATTATTTGATTTTATGTTGGTGCCTCCCTGAGTGATGCCGGTAGTGCATCCGTAGATGATATTATTATTGAGGGTCACGTTAGCAGCGGAGCCGTTCATTCTTACCCCTATCCCGAACTTTGCTTCGGAGCCGTATATAGTGCAGTTTTGAATGTAAAGGGATGTTGAGGTGAGGAGGATATCAATCGCTGCTGTTTGGATGGATTCGAAGAGGCAGTGTGAGAGATTGAGTCGTCCCGTTCCTGTTGAGGTTTGAAAGCCTATAATGGAGTCGTGAATGTAGCAGCCGATGATTTTATTTCCGAGAGCCGAGACAATGGCGATGCCGTTTAGGGAGATAGCCTCGCACCCTATGAGGGAGTATTCGGTTGAGCCGTTAAAGGCGTTTCTTGATGCTGTGGTGCTCGTGTTAGTGGATTTAGAGAAGTAAGCGGTTGAGCCGGAGCCAAGTACAAAGCCTGCGGCTGCCGTGATTGTAATCTGTATTCCTCTAATAATCCAAAATTGTCCAAGGGTGAAGGTATTAGCGCCGCATATGAAGAGGGGGCGGGTAGAACCTCTTGGATCGTCGCCACGAACGGCGTCATACCCGATAAGATTAACTGGGTCGTTAGCGGTTGAGGAGGTAGAGGCAACGGCTATGGATTCCCCTATCGTGTAGGAGCCATTTTTAACATAGACGGTATTACCGCCTACGAATGCCTCAAACGCATCATCATCAAGGGTTGAGGCGAGACTAAGGGCCCCGCCGATATTAATGGCTCCTGAGGCTCCTATGCCCGTACAGCAGGATCTATCAACCGTAACACTTACGCCAACAGAGACTGAGGTAATTTCGTACCAGCCGACGGTAAAGTTAGTACCTGAGGCAATGTAGCACCCGTTACCGACCATATTAGCTGCAGCGGAGGCGGTATTAAAGACTGCTCCTGCTCCTGAGGATGCGATACCGGTGAGTGTGTATTGAGCTGTATTTTGTTGAGAGAAGTCTGTCCCGGATGCGCCTGGTCTATAGAATCCTCCGTTAATATTTCCAGCGGTAGCGGTGGCTCTAATTTCCCAAACAGCGGTTGATATGATTGCCATATATTAAGCTCTTGATACTTCTAGGGTGAAGGTTAGTTGAGTAACGGAGGCGGTCGCTTTGATATTGAATGCGAGGACATCGAAAGCGGCGATAGTGGTTGTGGTGTAATCGGAGAGGGTAGTGCTACGAACGGTAGTACCTGAGGAGATAGCGACGCCTGAGGTATTGATTGTATTAGCGACGGTAGGCACGGCGGTCCCTGTAGCGATTTTCCAAACTTCCACGGTAGCGGTCCCTGTATCGACGGAGATGTTCCATCCCGTGATAGTGCAGGCGTATGGAACGGTTAGGTATCCCCCTATTTTCCCAGTGGAGATGGCGGCGCCTCCGCCGTCTTTAGTAGCACCGAGAATAGTTTTAAGTCCCGTTCCGGTAGAGCCGAGGGATCCGCCGCCTGAAATATTACTCATAAATTATTTCCTATAGGAATGTACGCCTTTCTGGGTTTTAGCCCATGTATTATAATCATTTTCGGCGTTATGCAGATCTAGGTCTGTATTTTTTTCTTCGAGCTTTGACTTATATTTTTCAAACACTTTTTCCACTTGGGTAACAATTTCTAAGGCAGTTTGGTCTAAGAGTCTAGCATCGAGGGCATTTCTACCATCATGCGTGGCGAGTCCTCCGAGGATATCTTTAACGGCCTGAGATCTTGCGTATCCCGAGAGGATATTAGCAAGGCCGCCGTTAGTAAGGAAGTTAGAGATTTGGGTAGCGGCCTGAGCGAGGGAGGCGAGGGCTTTTGTTTGTTCCAGATCCTTGGAGCCAGAGGCGTACAGATCCTCTTTGACTTCGTAATGGGGTTTGATGTCGGGGAGGAGTTTTTCGGTCATGCGAGTACCAGGTTAGTATCAGTTTTAGTAAGGATGATCCGCATTTCAGTATTACAGGCTTCGCATCCTATGCAGAGGGTACCAGAGTTATGGATGATGATCATTCCTTTTTGTGTATGATCACAAGCGTATTTTTCTCCAGAGAATTGCGTACCGTTGGCTATATAGGGTAGTTGGACTTTTGTACGGAGGCAGGTGAATCTTCCTTCTTTATGTGGAATATCCACATCGAGTGGGAGTGCCAAGCGGGAGGAATCGCCGCACGTCATGCATCCCAGCTCTATTTTGTGAGTACCCGGGAAAACCCAGCATTCGAATTTGTAGCCGTGGCATTTAGAGCAGCACAGGTGTCCCTCTGGGAGGGCTGTGACATCGGTCCCGGTTCCTAGAATAGGGGAGCCCGGCACGTACTGTTCTCTGACTCTGAGTTTAGTATATTTACTTTCCAAGGGGTTTCCAAGTAATTCCGATGCCGCCCCAAGTCGAGGGGTCATGAATGATAGAAATGTACGCACCTGGCACCGTGGAGCGGAGCTCTTTCCAGAATTTTTCTACCTCACAACCTGAGGATGTTTCATGGGTGCAGATATCGTGTAGTGCGATAATTCCTCCTGGCCGAAGGAGGGTTTTGTATCTCTCGTAGTCAGCCTTAACTCCCTCATAGGAGTGGTCTCCATCAATCATGAGAAAGTCTAGTTTATGGTCCCCTAGCTCCGTTGCCACGAAGTTAAAAGTAGAGTCTTCGTGAGAATTACCTGGAAAAAAAATATAGGGGCAATTTGAGTTCTCTTTTATGTATTTGATACTTTCCTCTGTAGGTCCTCCTCCCCAAGGACCGTTAGGTAAGTCAACGGCGATAATTTGTTTAACGGAGGAGAGTTTAGACCAAGCCCAGGAGGTTCCTCCTTTGCCCACCCCGATCTCTAGGATTCTCTCTGGGGCGAGGGTAGAAACTAAGGCAAGAAGTTCAGAGAGTTCCTCATATTTCTGCATGGCCTGGAAGCCGTTAATAGCGAGTATGGAGAGTTCTTTAGGTCCCACTGAAAACAAAGATTTGTACGCCTTCGGCTCCAGAGAGGGTTGTACGCTTCGCTCCATAGATTTAAGCACCCTCTCCCATTTTCTCACGAGATTCCCAAGCTCTCCAGGCTCCAACCTCATTAAGGCCCGGCTCGAATGCGAGCTCTGCTTTGAAGGTTTCTGGTGTGTCCTGATACAGGTCAGAGGCCCCCATTTTATAACCACTAAAAAAAGCTCTCTTCTCAATATCATTTAGGAGGGAAGTAATGAAGTCAACGAATCCGGCATCCTTTTCATCCCCCATAAATGCGAGCTCATCTAAGGTGGGGAATTCACCCTTTTCGTTAGGCTTAAAACAGTATTTCCAGCCACTCCGTAGGGCATCCTCTACTACACTATTTTTTATCATGGGATCCTTCTTCTTGCTCTAAAGACCTATACGCCTCTGGCTCCATGGGAGGGAGGTTTTCCATAACGTTACTTCTCATAAACTCACTAATGGAGATCCCTAGCTCGGCACAGATTATTCGGATCTTCCGATGTACCTCTATACTAACACTAAACTGGATATACCGAATTACGTTTTGTCCCACCATATTCGCTACATGATTACATGAAGTACTAGAAAATAGGATTGTACGCTAACGCTCCAAAAAAGATACTAAAAAAAATTGTACGCTTCGCTCCAAAAAAAATAGGGAAAGTTGATACGTGATATATATGGCGACATAGCCCCCCCACCTGGCGGTCTGGGGTGGGGGTTGGCATGGATCTTGCTAGTAAGGA